CCGGAGTGGACGAGCTCCCGCCGCGAACGGGCAGGGCGGTCGTGACGTGCTTGCTCGCGGCGCTGAGTGTGATTGACCCGAACGATGTGCCGGAGGTCTCACTGCCCGTCGCGACGTACCAGTAGGCGACGATGGTGCAGGCGGTCGAGGCGGACCCTTGGTCGACGCGGCTAATCAGGTGGAATCCGGCGGGGACACCGCTGATCGTGCCGGCGCTACCGAGGCGGAACACCGCGCAGCAGATCCAGACGTCCCCGGCGGCGATGGTTGTCGGGGGCAGGAACGGGACCGTCGTCGAGGACGCGTTCGCGTCATGGAACTCTGTCGCGCCGTTGTCGGGGAAGGAGACGGCCATCAGAGAACCGCCGTCCTACCCGGCAAGACACTCGGCGGGTCGGACAGCTACTCCTCCCATTCCGCCGAGATCGTGAACAGGTGTGCCGCCGGGAGCGCGTTGCCGATGTTGACGAACGCGAGCCCGTTCGCGGTGCCCTGATCGACGATCCACTCCTCCAACAGCTCAGCCGGGATGTCGAGCATCGACTGCGTGTTGAAGCTGAACTTGTGCAGCGCGTTCGCGGCGAGCGTCGGCCCGGTCGTACCTGCGGTCGCGGCGGTCGTGATCCCGAGCCCACCGATCGCGGACGCCGCCGACCGCGGGTCCAACGCCGCACCGGCCGTCAACGTGAACCCGGTACCGGCGACAGCGACCGTCTGCCGGTAGAGCGCGACCGTCATCTGCTGCGACGTCGGCACCGACGCGCCCGCGCGGACACCGAGGAGGACCCGGCGCAGCTTGAAGTTCGCGGACGCGCCCGCCATGACGGTGGCGAAGTAGCCGTTGAACGTGGTGGTGACCGGTAGACCGGCGGGCTGCGCGGTCTGGGATTCGGCGGATAGGGCGAAGCGGGCCATCAGTTCTCCTGGGTGATCTCGTCGTCGGTGCAGTCGACGACCATCGCCACGGTGGCGAGATGACTGTCGAACTGCTCTGCGCGTGCTGTTGCTTGATCTGCGCGGACGACGTGATACACCTCGGCGGCGCGGGCCAGCAGCTCCCGCACCTCATCGAACGTCGCCCCCCCTTTGCTGGCCATGTGCGCGCCCTCCAGGGCTGGGTGACCGTCTGTCCCGAGACGATCGAATGGCGTGCTGGGCCTCCAGGTCAGGGGAGGGTTGACTGAGAGGCCGCGAAGGATCTAGCCCTCGCGGCCTCTCACGTCCACTGTCAGTCCGACTTGGCCTTCGCCGCGACCGGCTTGATGTCCGGCGCGACATCGCTGCCAGCGTCGAACTCCTCGATCGCGTCGATCGACAAGTGATGGTCGATCCACTCCTGCGTCTGCCCGTCCGGCACCGTCCCGCCCTGATAGACGTAGACGAGGGAACGGCCAGTCACGGTGTCGGCGAGCGCCTGCACCAGCGCGCTCGTCACCCGGTAAGTCTTCGATGCCATGATCAGCCCTCTCCCTACGTGCCGGTGATGCGGATCGCGGCGCCGGTCTCCTGCACGACCGGAACCGTCTTACGGCGGCCACGCAGATCCCACTTGTCGCGCTTGTCGTTGCGGATCGACTTGACCTCGATCCCCATCTGATCCGCCGAGTAGCCAGGCGCCCCGTCGACCTCGTCGGCCATCCCGCCGATCTGCTGCGAGTCGACGACCCACACGTCAGCCGTCGGCAGGTTCGGCGACACGATCACCTTGAGGCCGGCGAGCGTCTGGAGCTGCCCGGTGTAGATCGGGTTGTCCGTCGTCTCACGGCGCAACGCGTTCACCACGACCGTGTTCGCGGTGAAGTACGCGTACTTCGTGTCACCCATGAGCAGCGTGTCCGGCGTGTAGCCGAGGTTCAACGCGTGCACGTCAGCGACGGCGAGCTGCACGTCGAGGAACGGGTTGGCCGTCCCGACCGTGGCCCACGCACCGTTCGATACGGCGCGGGTCGCGGTGACCGCTGAGGCGATCGCGGCCAGGGTGACCGTGTCGACCTGCTTGATCACCGTGTTCACGACCTTGCGGAGCTTCCGGTCGAGAGCCGCACCCGCGTACACGTTGCGGACCAGCTCCTCGTCGGTGAGCTCGACATCCTGACCCCACTTCGACACCGCCGCGATCGCGGCCGTCCCGGTCGGGGTGTTCGCGTAGGGGTACTCCGCGCCGGGCTGGACCGCTTCCACGGTCCGGTCGGTGACGAACGGCTCTGACTGCTCGAACAGGACAGCGCCGCCGCTCGAGCGGAACCGTTGGGTGAGGATCTGATCGGAGATGAACCGCAGGTCGAGGAAGTTCCGCAGCCGCCGACGGATCTGAGTCGGGGACTGGAGGAACCGGCTGATGGTCTCCAGATCGCCCGAAAGGGTGGGCGGCGGAGCCGGGTAGGTACCGGGCATTGCCTTTGCTCCCTTCCGGGGCTAGTTGGCCATCCAACGGACCTTGTTGCCCGTTGTGGCCGTGGTGAGGGCGATACCGATGACGGCACGCGAGGAGTTGATGTCGGCGGCGGTGGCGCCACCGGCGGCGGCGAGGGTCGCCACGTTGCCGGTGTCCTGCGCGACGAGCAGGTCACCGGCGGTGACCCCGCCGTTGTTCACCGTCTCGTGGACGGTGCCGAACCCGAAGACGGTGACACCGGCTCCGTTCGCCGCGTCGAACGCGGCGACGCCGCACCGCTTGAGCTGCCCGGCGGTGGTCGCTGGGGCGACGGTGCCGGAACCGGAGACCATGACGACCTGCCCGCCGGTGACGGTGGCGGACGCGGTCAGGCTGATCGCGGTACCCGGCTGGTAGACCGGGGTGTAGTCGGCCATGACTCACGCCTCCTTGGCGGTCGGCGGGAACAGGTGGTCGAACTCACTGGACTCCTCGTCGCCAGTCGCCGAGTAGCCAGCCGGGGTGACCGGCACGACGGGGGCGAGGGAGGCGAGGACCGTCTCGACGCCGGGGTCGGCTTCGAGCTGGGCGAGCCAGTGGTCGCGGCGGGCCGGGGCGACCCGACCGTCAGCGACCGCGGCGGAGACGAGAGTCTCGCGCCGCGTGCGGAGCTGCTCGGCGCGGGCTTCCTGCCCGGCGCTGGCCGCGACCTGGAGGGCGGCGAGCTGGTCGGCGTCGACCGCGACGGTGCCTTCCGGCAGGGTCGGAGGGGCGGGTGGTGTGGTCGGGGCGGCGGGCGGGTCCGCGCGCTCGGTGAGCGCCTCGTCGAGAGCGGCCAAGATGACCGTCTCGTCGGCGTCGTCGGTGACGCCGAGCCGCTGCCGCAGGGTGGTGAGCTGCTCGTCGCTGAACGCCACGGCAGGACTCCCTTCGGTGGGGGTGGACCCGCTGCCGGTGCTGGCGGCGGGGGCTTGAGGGGTGGCCGGAGCCGCGCCGGGGCGGGACTCGGCGCGGGACGCGAACCGGACGACAGCCGGCGCGGAGCCGGCGGCGACCTGCGGGGCGTCGTCGTAACGGATGACGACCCTGACCGGCTCGCCGAAGGTGACCGCGTCGACACCGTCACCGGAGCCGAGGGTGACGGGCACCCGGTAGCGGACGCCTTCGTCGTCGTCGATGTAGATGATCTGCATCGGGTCGAGTTGGATCTCCTCGATCCAGGCGTCCCAGTCGGAGCCGATCGGCGACTCGTAGAACGCGCGGCGCACGTCGTCGGAGGTGACCGTCGCCGCGACCTGTAGCGGCCGTGGGTTGGGCATGGGGGTCCTTTCGGAGGCGAGGACGGTGACCGGCGTCCCGGTGGGTGCGTGGGCGGCGACGACGCCGTAGAGGTCGGCGACGTCTTGCAACGAGGCGATGGTGCCGACGCCGGGCTGGTTGACGCCGAGGAGCGCGACGGCGGTGATGACGAACGGGTGGGTGTGCCCCATCTGGCAGCGGAAGTCGAATTCGCCTTCGACGCTGCGTTGCGGCCAGGCGGCGGGGAGGATTTCGGCGAGCCAGCCGGGGACACCCTTGTAGTCGCCGACGAGGGTCCGGTCGTCGTCGACGGAGGCCATGTTCCCGATCCAGCCAACGGCGGGTTCCCCGTCGAACCGCGGGTCGGTGTGCCCGATCTTGACGATCGGGTTGTGGACGGCGGGGCAGTCGAGGGCGGCGACGGCGGAGACGAAATCGTTGGGGGTGAACGTGGTGGGCCCGGACTTGAGCTGCCAGGTGCCGGTTTGGGCGAGTTCGACGTTCGCGATGGTGGCGAGGACGGGCGGGGTGGGGACGGTGAGGTCAGTCACGGCGTCGCCAGGTGCCGAGCCGGTAGCCGTTGCCGGTGTTCACGTCCGCCTCATCGACGACCGGCCGACGGTGGCTTTGCGCCCAGGCTGCGGCGCGTTCGATGCAGCCGTCGCCTTTCGGTGCGACCTGCGCGCCGCACACCTCGCAGTGGGCGCGGACGGCGACAACGCGAAGGTCGATGTTGACGGATACGGTGGCCATCAGGCGGCCTGGCTGGCTGCGTCGCTCCAGACAGCAACGATCACGCCTCTGCAACGCAAGCCGCCCTCGCACCCGGAGAACCCACCCGACGCGTAGGCGTCCTCCGCGTCAGCCAGGGACGCGTACTCCGTCCCGTCTACGTCCTCGCACGCCGCGCACGTGTTCTGATCGAGAATCTCCGACGCGTAGTAGGTCGCCTCCGGCGCGTCCGCCAACGTCGCCACGTTCCCCTGCTGCTGCGCGTTCGACAACGCCGCACCCAGACCGTCCGCGAGCGACGCGCCCGTCAACGACTCGAGCTGCGTCCGCACCGCCGCACCAACCTCATCGGCAGTCGAACCCGGACCCCAGTTCTGCAACGCCGCCCGCGCCGCCGCCGCAGCCAGCCCGGTGCCGAGCAGCCCAGCGGTGAGGGTCGCGACCGGCTCGAGCGCCGTATCTGGCACCGCGCCAGCATCGACGGTCACACCCTGCGCGGCAGCAGCCGCCGCCGCCTGCGACGCACCAGCAGCAGCCACATGCCCCATAGCCGTCGCCACCAGCGTCGCGGCCTGCGACGTGTCGATCGTGATCCCCGCCAACGCGCTCTGATCCGCGTCGTTCACCGCCGCCTCGACCTGGCTGATCACCGCGTCGATCTGCGCCGGCGTCACCTCCGCCTGCCACTGGGCGACAAGCTGGTCGACCGCCGACTGCCACGTCTGCTGGACGAGAGTGAAGTCGGTCTTGGACGCCGCCTCGACGCTCGTCGGCTGCCGGCGCAACGTCACCAACGGCAACGCATCCTGCCCAGCCGCTGCCCGCGGCTTCCGCGCCTTCCGGGTCGCGCGGATCGGCGGGACCGTCTCCTGCACCACCGGCGCCGGAGTCGTCCGCTGCGGCAGCTTCCACTCCCGGCGGATGAACGCCTCCAACGCCGGATCCGGCAGCAGCGCGCCGTGCTGGAGCAGCAGGTTCAGCGACTCGGCGGTCACCACATGCGACGCGCCGATGTCCGCGCACGTCACCGACGGGACCGGCTCATCCTCACCCCAGTTCAGGGTGACGATGTCGCGGGCCACATCCTCGGTGAACACGTCCGCGACCTGATCGGCGATCGACTGCTGCGACAGGTACAGCAGGTCAATCACCGTCTCGCCGAGCGCGCGTGACCCGTTCGGCGTGTCCCCGAGATCCAGGACCATCGTCAACGCCGACCGGGACATCTGCTGGTCGAGGTAACGGATGAAGCCGAGGGTGTCCGGCACCGAGCCTTGCAAGCCTTGCAACGCGAGCTTGAACCCGTTCGGCAGGCCGACGCCGGAGGCATCGCCGACCCGGATCTTCGACGCGAGCGTGTTCGCCTCAGCGACCTGCGCCGGGGTCGCACCCGGCGGCGCTTCCACCGACGGGACACCCATCCCGAACCGGCGCGACGACGTGGCGAGCACCCGCTGCATCTCATGCTTGAGCAGCCACGGCGCGTAGGCGGGGCGAAGCATCGACTGGCCCTGCCACGCCGAACCTTCCCGCTCATGCGCGAACCAGGCCAGCTCGCCGCGGCGGATCGTCGGGCCCGTGTTCGCGTGGCCGCGCGGGTACTGGACGATCTCCGCCAGGTCACCCTGATCGTTGACCCGGATGTCGGCGATCGACGTGGGGAGCCGCTCATCCATCCGGGTCAACACCGCGCGGGCCCCGGTGACGTCGAACGCTTTCGCGAACGCCATGTGCCCGAAGACGAGCTCGAGCAGGGCGAGCCGGAGCCGTTCCGTCCACTTGTGCTGCCGGCGCGCGTCGTCGTCGCCGAGCAACGGCAACCCGAGGTCGGCGGCGACTGCTTGCGCGATCTCGGGGCGGGCGCCGGCCGGGTCGACATGCCAGGCGGCGCGGCGCAACGGCAGCGTGTAGGCGGCGAGGATGCCGGTGAGCTGCGGGTCGCGACGCATCCGCCCGTACACCCAGTTCGACGACGGCCAGATCAGCTCGGGGACGTGTTCGAGCAGGTCGACGAAGATCGAATCCCACGCGGCACCCGAGTAGGTGGCGACCGACGTGGTCGACGGGACGTTGGGGTAGACGGAGCCGGGCATCGACTACCCCTTTCGCGGTTAGAGCGGGACGGTCATCAGGTCGATCTCGTCGACCAGCGGCGCCGCATGGATCGGGGTGACGCCGCGGGGCACGTAGTGGGTGAGCGCGACCCTGGCGGCGTAGGCGAGGACGTCGACGACGTCGTCGTGCGCGGCGTTCGGGAACGCGACCAGCTCGTCAACCCAGTCACGCAACCACGGGGCGCCCGCCGGGTCCGGTAGCCACAACCGGCCGGTTTCGGCTCGTGCCGCTGCCGGCAACGCGCGGGTGTACTTGTCGACGTCGGCGTGCAGCTCGGCGACCGGGACGTTCGCCCGGCCCGCCTCGTACACCATCGTCGTGCCGAACATCCGTGACTCGACGAACACCACGTCCGCCGCCCACTTGCCGCGCAGCCCGTCGACCAGCGGCCAATGCCCCGCCGCCTCGACCCGTTCCCGCCGACCGTCAAGGAGGAGCAGGTCACCGAACGGGGTCAACGCCCACGCTGCGGCGACGGTGTAGTCGGCGGAGGTGCGGGTGGAGGCGGCGAGGTCGACGGTGAGGAACCGCCAGCAGTCGTCGACCGCGACCCGCTGCCCACCCACGTCCAGGTAGGCGGGCCCGGCTTGCTGCCAGGTGCGGCGCAGATGCTCCCGTTTGAACAGGCCACCCTCAGCCGCCGCCGGCCGCTGCTGATGCCGGGCGGCGAACCCGTGCTCGGTCAACGTCGCCCGCTGCTCGGCGACCGCCGCCGCGTCGTACCGTTCCGGCCACAGCAGCTCACCCGGCGTGCGGCCGAGCGGGTCATCATCCTCGGCGACGGTCGGTACCCGGATGTGTGTCCACACCCCCGGCTGCAAGGTGAGCAAGCGCCCGGCGAGGTCGTCGGCATGCCAGCGTGTCATCACGATCACGACTGACGCGTCCGGCTCGAGCCGGTCGAACGCCGTCTGCGTGAACCAGCGCCAACCCGCTTCCCGCCACGTCGCCGACTGGGCTTGCCGGTCGTCGGCGATCACGTCGTCGACGACGAGCAGGTCCGCACCGAAACCGGTGATACCCGACCCGATTCCGGCGGCGAGCATCCCACCGTCGTACCCGTCGAGATACCACCGGTCAGCCGCGCGGGTGTCTTGGCGGACCCGGACGCCGAGGTCGTGCGCTTCGAGTTGGTCACGGACCCAGCGGGTCTGCTCGTGCGCGAGCGCCTTCCCGTAAGACCCGTAAATGATCCTGGTCTCCGGTCGGCGCATCAGCCGGTGCGCGCACGCCCAGCGGATCCGCCGGGTCTTCCCGTACCGGGGGCCGACGTTGAGGATGATCCGCTGCCGGCCTTCGGCTTCGGCGCGGAGCAGCACCTCGTCGATCAAGTCCAGGTGTGGGCGTTGCACTTCCCGGCCGCGGGTCAACGCCGCGGCGAGCGCGCCTGGCGTGTCGGGCGGGTTGTCCAGGTCGATGTCGCCGATGAGCGCCGGCCCGTCGTCAACGTCAGCGAGTTCGGCGAGGAGGATCCGCTCGTACTCGGCGAGCTCACCCGGGGTCATCAGGTCGAGCAGCTCCGGTGCCAGCGGCTCGATCATCGGTGGCCTCAGCTTCCGGTGGTGCCGTCCTTCGCGGCGCGGCGCGCGGCGAGCTCGTCAGCCATCTCCTCGACCCGGTTCCGGCGGCGTTGCGCGTCGAGAACCTCATGCCGGCTGGTGGCCGCGCCGGAGAGGAGCTGCGCCTTGTCGACGAGGACGCCGAACGCGACGGACAGATGTTTCACGTCAGCCGCGTCAGCCTCACCGACGAGCCGTTCGAGCAGTGCCTCGGCGCTTTCCCCGACCTTGTCGACGAGGGCGCCTCGGCGTTGCGTCCAGGCGAGCCGGGTCGCGGCGACAGCGTTGGCGGTTTGCGTGGCGCGCGGGTTGACGATGCCCGCCTCAGTCGCCCATTGGCTCAGCGTGGAGCGGGGGATGCCGGTTTGGCGTTCGGTTTCGCGGACGCCGACGCCGTCGCGGAGCAGGGCGAGGGCGGCGGCGCGTTGCTCGGCGGTGTGACTGCTCGCCATGACGCCGCCCTCCGCGAGGGGTTGGCCGGGGACCTGCTCTGACGCCAGGCGTGGTCAAGGTGCGCGCGCGTCGGCGGTCCCCGGAGATGAGTGGAGACGCTCAGATGAGCGTCTCGATGTGCGCAGCGATAGCGGGGCAGTGGTGGAACCACTCGCCTGTCGCGTGCCAGGTTGCGAACTGTTCGTGTCGGCGACGTTCGACCTCACGTCCGCCGGGCTCTGTGGCAAGCAGGTGGTCGTGAGGGACCGCGCCCATCCGGCCAACGAGGTCCGTCGTGGTGCCGATCTTCACTCGGTCGCCGAACAAGGCGTAGTAGACGACCGGCGAGTGGGTGGGCTGCCGATGCTCGGGTGGCTCTGGCGAGGCGCCGTGCTTGACGCGAGCTACCACGCGCAGGTGGGTCAGGCAGAGTGGCGTGCCGGGGACGACGTCTGCGCCGCAGACTGAGCACGGCTCGGAAGGAGCTGCGGGATCGGTGTCGGCGTTGAACGCCGTCGTGCCATAGACGGCACCGGAACGGACTGCGCTACCTTCGGTCACGTCAACCTCTCGTCAGGTTGGCCAGGCCCCCGGAGGTTGCAGCCTCGCGGGGGTCATCCGTGTTCGGGCAGGGTGGACTTGTCGGTGAAGGTGTCACACACGCTCACCGGAGGCAAGTTTGCGGTGTCGTTCTGGGCGTGTCGCGGCTTCGGTGTGGACGATGGTGGCGAGGTTGACGAGGAGGGTTCCGTCGTCGTTGAGGCGGGTTGGTAGTTGGTAGCGTTTGATCCACAGGTAGATGCTGCGGCGGGTGATGTTGGTCCAGGTGGCGGCGTCGCGGACCGTCACCCACACCTCGTCGTCGGTTGGCTCGGTCAGCGCCGGCTCCGGTGGTCTGCGGCAGCGTCGGGTGTCGGGTTAATGAACTCGTAGATTTGGCCGTAAGGGACGAAGGGATTGACCTCGGCGCTGACGAGCGTTCCATCATTGCGGCGGGCGATGAGAACGCCGTGGATGCCGCCTTGGAGCGCAGACTCGCAGGCGCGCTGGATCTCTCGGGCTTCGGTCAGCATCCGCTCACGGGCGACGAGCTCAATCCACTCCGTCAGCGCGGCTGTGATGGGCAGTTCAGCGAATGTCAATCCAACAACCCCCTGCCCAGGATGTCCTTGCGGATGAACTCAATGCAGGCATCCTCAGTCTCGAACCAGATGGGGAGCGGGAAGCAGCCGCCCGCCGTCTGGATGAACGGCTGCCAAGGAAACTCGGGGAGGCGATATTCCTCGTCGCTCATGTCAGCGAACCAGCCGGTCGGCGAGCCATGATCGTGCGTTACCAGCACCTGCGAGCATCTTGCGCTCATCCGGCTCTCCGTTCGTCGCGGTGATCCCAGACGATCACCCGGCCACAGCCACCCGCCCGCTTCTCACACCGCGAATGGCCTTCCGCAAGGTGGATGACGATCGCCCGGCGGCCGCACGTTTCGCACGGCGTCGGGTCACGGCGGATCTCGGCGCGCCACGGTGCGACCCGGTGCGCCCGCGTCGACAGGTCCCGGATACGCGCGTCGAACTCGTCCACCCAGGGTTGCTCGACGATCCAGGACAGCCGGCCGGTGAGGTAGGTGACGGCGCCAGTGACGGTCCGCCGGTCCTCCCAGGCTTCACCCGTCTCAGCCTCGACCTGTTCGGCCCAGGCGCGTAGCTCGTCGAGGATCGACGGGTCACCAGCCTGATCTGATCCGCCGACCCGGGCTTCGGCGATGACGGGGAGCGATGGGTTGGGTGCGACGGGGCCGATGAGGTCGAGGATGTCGACGCGGAGCGGGATCGGATCCTCCCGACTCCCCGACACCCGCTCACCCGCAGCACCACCCGCAGCGAGGAAGACGTGCAACCAGCCGGCGACAGCGGGGAGAGCGCAGAGCTGGGAGCGGAGGCGGGTCCAGCAGTCGTAGCAGAGCCGGCCGATGTCGGCGTGGGTGGGCTGGTCGGGGTGGGTGCCGACGCAACCGGTCACCGTGGCCTGCCAGCGGCGTTCAGCCGCAGCATCGCCCGGCGTTGCGTCTCGGGTCTGCACATTGACAACCACAGGAACCGATACCAGGGCTGGCGGTTGAGCCAATCCATGACCGCCGTCCGCTCATTGAGCCGCGCCGTCGCCTCCTCGAGCCGCGCCGTGGCATCCCGAAGGTCGTCAATCACCGACCGGAAGCACGCGGTCGAGTTGTCATCGCGCAGATTCCGTTCCCCGCGCCCGACGGCGCGGCGGTCACACAGGGTCGAGTGGTAGCCGTCCGGGTCGTAGAGCCCCGCGTGGGCAAGGTCGCATCCGTGGCAGCAGTAGAGCGTGCCGAGCACCCAACGCAGACATGCTGGGTTCCGGCAAGGCTGCAAGTCGCTCATCGGAGCGGCGGAGGAGGGCACGGTCTCAGACATCGGTGATCACCCAGACGCCCTCGCGGATGATGACCGATTCGAGCAGGCCGTCGGGGATGATCCGCATGGACCGCAACGGAGCTTCACCGAGCACGTCGGTCACCTCCGCGGTCAAGATGCTGCCGCTGGCGGGGTGGTAGGCACGGATGCGCATTGGTCCTCCTGTGGCGGCGGTTGCGGGCTCCGTCACGTCAGCACCAGCCGAGCATCTTGAACCCTCGTCTCGATGAAGTCCGTCAGACTCTGGCCGCCGTCGACCAGGATGGCCTCAGGCACGATCTCGGCGACGTCCACGTCGTTGAAGTCGGCGGGCAGCAAGACGGCGATGGTGAACAGCACGACGCGGCGCGGATGCCCCTCAGCTACGTCCTCGTCAACCTCGATGGTGGCAGTGGTCATATCGCCCTCCTGGGCGTCTAGGGCGGCGGTTGCGGTTGGGTCAGCCTGATCAGGCATCAGTCACCTCGTGGGGCTCGTAGGCCATTCGTAGCCGCTGACCGTCGTGCTCGAACTCGATCCACAGCCAGGTCCGCCTGCCGCTGTGCCGTACCTCCGCGACGGTTCCCGTGCGCTCGCGGAGCATCCAGTGGAAGTGGACACGATCGCCAACCTCCCGGCGAGCGGCGGTTGCGGGGGTCGAATCGGTCACGGTCCCGCCCAATCTGTGCCTCGCTGCCGATGTCCGCAGGCCTCGCAGAAGCGGAAGCCGCCACCCGGC